ACGAAACAAGGTCGATACCCGGGGTGACGCCGCCAGGAACAAAGGTACCCTTCGCAGGGCGTGGCGAGACGACCTCCGTAATACCGGCCCGCTCGCGGGACTGACCGACCTTTAGGAAAGAGCCCTGAACCCCCTCGTTCATAGTCCACGTATAGCCCATAGGCATAAGGTATTCAGTAAGCGACTTATCGACGACAAAAGCTTTAGTCGCAAGGACTGTAAAAGGGTTCTGAAGCGAGCTCCTGTAGTCCTCGCCTGGAATAAGCGTCATATCGTACATGACCCTATTTTCACCGAACAAGTCGATGTAAGAGTTGCATACGTAGGAGTGCAAAGAGTCATACACCGTTGTTGGCACTTGAGACCCCGCCACGTCGCCAGCCCTGTGACCACGCCACTGAAGCTTCTCGATGTAAGCTTCATTTGCAAAATCGAAATCTCCATCACCGTCACTCAGCTTAGTGCGGGCCCATAGCGTGCCGCCAACGTGGGTGTTGACGAAAGAGAGCCGCGACCCCAACCGAGAAGACCCGATGTTGGAAATCTCGTAACCGTCACCGCCATCAATTTTAGTCACAAAGTCAGAGGACTCCGATCCGTCGCCGATAGCTACCCTAACGCCAACGCAGTGAAGGTAGATGGGTCTTGTACGCCACGACTCTGTGTCGCCATAGAAAGTGTCAACACCACCCGTGCCGTCAGCATTGGGCGTTCTAAAGACAGGCGTGTCGCTGACCCAGTTGCCCGTATTTGTAGCAGCAGTGTTAGGGCGAGGGCCGTGATCGGGCTGATAAAGCTCAAATCCCTGCTCAAAATAGAACTCTTCAAAGTCCACCAACGTATTGTTGTAATAAGGAAGGGTAACAGTGATATCCTCCTTGAAGTATTGGTGCAGGGTGTCATCATCGCCCTCCTCTAAGATATTGCCAGCGCCGTCTTCTATTACCTTAGTCCCAATAGGGGCGTAGTTTGTCTGGCTGCCATATTCAGCATCGGTTAGAGGGTGGGCGGTAGTACCAAAGCCGTCACCGCTATTTACCGTGTCGCCATGAGGGATCATAAGCTCGTACCACGCATCGTCATAGTCCGCTTGATCGCTGCGAACCCATGCAATGTTGTCGTATATCTTCCGGAAGTAATAGCGGTCAAGGTTGACGAATTCTTGGCTGCTTGGGTCGTAGTAGAGCTGAATATTGTCGATTCTAACCCAGTCGGTACTGCCGTTAGTCATGACGTGAGTCTTAACCACCCTGCGCAACCGCCAGTAGTATCCGTCAGTATCCTTGAACTGAATCCTTGATCGGTGGATAAGGGTGTTTCCTATGTGGAACTTCTTCCAGTTGTCGGAAGCAGATATGTTGATGCCGCCTCGAACGCTGAACTTAGCCTCACCACCAAATTGTATCCTCATAGCCTCACCGCTCTGAACCTCCAGGTCAGTTACCGTGCGTGCTGGAAAGCCGCTGTAGTTCTGTACTGACGCAGGGAACTGATACCAAGGAATGGTATAACTAGCACCTACAGGCGGCTCGCCCCCACCGGTCATGGGTCCTTCGTCAAAGTAACGGAAGACGTACCACAAGTCCCTCCTGTTGCCATCGATACTAAAGAAGCTCATGTCGCTGCCCGTCTGCTGCGTGAGTATGTTAGACCCCCCTGACAGGTAAGCATAAAGAGACATCTGACCTAAGTCAAGATGGCTTATGTTAGGATGCAAATAGTACCCATCGGCCACCAGCCAGTCGCTACCGCCCTCTTCGTGCGTGAGGTTGACTTGACGGATAGGCAAAGTCCTCTTTTTTGTGGCGCCAAAAGACACCTGGTACCGAGAGTCCGTGTAGGGATCGTAAAAAGGGTCGAAAATGATATTTTCAGTTTCGGCCGTTAGGTTGACGCCACTTGTGAACTGGTCCGAAGTGCGATTGTAGCTGTGAATATGTCTAACGACATCTTGGCCCTTGAGGGTAGATATATCGAGGCGGCACCCCAGGTTAAGTCTACCGTCAAAAATGCACGCTGTAGCCCCAAAGGTCTTGCAGATATCCTCGAGTACCGAACCCGTATCGAAATAGTCTGGTGCAGCTTCTAGCTCGCGCGTCCTATCGGACTGCTTCTTAGGCTTCTCGAAGGTCTCAGCCCGCACCCGGATATAGTTGAGCTTAGAGTCGCCCGAGTGGAAGTCATAAGCCGTGCCGTTATCAACGCGAGGGTCAGGGAAGCCAATCTCTGAGCATACTGGCACATAGGTGTCGCCGTTGACGTTATTTACCCAGTCGTAGAAGGCGTCGTAAGCAGGAAGCTTAGCTACAATCTCCTTGACGTAGAACTTAAGCTTCTTGAAGCCAGTGTATTTGCTGCCGTCATTGTCGACCCACTCCTGACCGCGCAGCGAACCCAACCCATCAGTAAACGTAAGGTCTACGATGTGGTACTTATTGTCGATCTTGATGGTCGTCTCCTCCACGAGCAGGTGCCCATACCAGTATGGGATTGCTGTGGCGTCGCTATTCCAGTTGTTGAAAAACAGGCAGAAGACATTCCCCTCGTTGAGGTCGAGAAGATCATCCCATATAGCAAGCTGAGCGTCATCAACTCTAACCGTCATCGTCAGGGATGAGCCCATGATAGCATTCATGAAACGGTCCTGATCGCCGCTCCAAGAAAGAGACATACCGGGGTCCATAAGGTCCATCTCCCCACCTGATGCGGTTACGGTACCGCTCTTATCGCCTATGACGATACGGTACTTTCCCTGAGTCGCATTCGGAATCGTGTTAGGGCGCCTCTCGTGGTACTTGGTGTCGAATATGTATGATACAGCCATTATCCGAATGTACGGTCGATAGCGCGTGTGCCGCGCTGGTTAGCAAGGACGATATTGTTGCCGCTGATAGAGCCCTCGACGGCGAGGTTGCGAGATCCAAGTACGTTAAAGAGACTGTCTACATTGCTGGACTGAGTCCCGCCACCTGAGATACCAAAGCCTTGGCCCAAGAACTGAGCGAAGTTTGTGTTGGCAGCACCGCCCGCCATAAATGCGCCGCCAGTCAAAACATTCAACACAGCGAAGAGAGCGATCAGGGTGATAAGCTTTCCAATAAGCGCGTAAAAGGTATTCAAGAAACCATTTTTTAGCGCCTCAAAAAAGTTTTCTCCATCTTTCGCTGCCGCGATAAATGCTTCACCTATAAACGAAACTTGATCCTGTACGAATTGCTGTATAGAAGCATACCTCTCTAGCTCTTTAGTCAACTCCTCAGCGGCCACTAGTTGCTCGGCTAGGCTATCGATAGTGTACCCTGAGCCCGCGAGAACTTCCGGGTTGTTAAAGGCCAAGACCATAGCGTCCCTCAGCAAAGACAGCTCGCCCTGAGCTTTCTCTAGAGGAGTTATGAAGCCTAAAGTAAACTGGTCCGTAAAAGTCTCTAGCGACTGGATAGTCGACTGAAAGGACAACTGATCTTGACCCCTTTGAAGTCGGTCTATCAAATCCTGAATAGCCTCGCTATTGGCTTCGAGTAGACCGAGAGTCTCCAGGAGCTCCGCCCTAAATGCGTTTAGTGCCGTTCTGTCATCGACGGCTTGCTGATACTCTTCAGTGCCCTCTGTGAGCCTCGCAATATTCAGGGTGACGTTGTCGATTGCACTGTCTACCGCCTCGAGACTAACAATTTTATCGTTGCCCAGATCGAAGGCAGTATCTACTACACCGGCCTTGTTGGATAGCTCATTGAAGCTTTTATTAAGCTTAGTGATAGCGGCATCGCCCTCCTGCTCCAACAAGCCGATGGTGGCCTCCAGGCTCGCGCCGAGACCTCCCAGTTGAATACGGGGGTCGGCAAGACCAAGGCTCAGGTTAAGTTGGGTGTCTTTTACAACCTCTTGCAGATCCTTAAGCTCCTGTTGCAAAAGCAGGAGGGCAGCGATCTCATCACTGGAGTCCAGTCCCAGGGGTTGCCTGCTCCTAATAACCTGATCAAGCCTTGAAATCTCGGCCTGTAGAAGCTGAACCTTAGTGATGACGTCATTATCGCTAAGGTATGCATTGAGTTTGCTCTGAGCGTCGCTGGTATCGGCGATGGCTTTAATAGCATCGCGGCGCTCCAAAATCTCAACAAGTCTTTCAGCGTCCTTCCTGGCGTCTTCAAATACCACCGCCAAATCCGTTCTACCTGCTGCAATCTGCTGCGACTGGAAGTCGCCATAAGCCGAGGCCAGGGCTTTAGCAGCCTCTAGCCTCTGCTTGATAGTGCCCTGATTGCTCCTAAACGCCTCGCCCAGCACGTCAACATCAAAAGTGCCCTGCGTCAAGACTTCAGTCAGGTCTTGGTACCTGTTGGTAAGCCTCGCAATGTCGTCGTCCGTGCTACCTACCGCACCTGTAGTTACAGCAAACTGAGAAGCAATAGCCTTAAGCGAATCTTTGAGCTTATCAAAAGCCTTAACAGCATCAGCAGCCTCGGCTTGGTCTGTAAAGACACCTGTAAATCGTCTAGCTGCTTCTGCCGCCTCTTCTGCAATAATTCTCTGCTTCTCCTGCTTCCTGGCTATCTCTGCCTCGATGACAACAATTTGACTTAGGATGGCTTCACGTTCAGCCACCGCTACATTGATATCCCTCTGGATATTCTCCTGAGTCCTGTATCGCCCCTCAAACTCCTTTAGGACCTTGCCAGTCGCAGACTGCAAGCCAGCGAAACCTTCACCTCTAAACGCACTATTAAGAGCCTCTACCGCCAAAGCAAAGTCCTGACGGAAGCCCGTGCCGAGATCGGTAAAGAAATTCTCTACGGGTGTTTCGAGCTGCTTGGTGGCTGTAGCGATAGAGCTGTCAAGATCCTTGACAAGCTTGTCTAAGGTTGCAGCCTCCGCCGTGAGCTGGCCCTCAGAGAAAATGCTCAAGTCTAAGCTCTTAAACTTATCCTCAAAAGCCCTTCTGTAGTCCTCAATCTCGTCACGATTGAACTGGATGTCAACCTGAAGCTGCTCTTCCTGCGCAAGCAAATCCTGAAGCAAGTCATATCCTCGGCCCGTCATGGTGCCGCGAGCCTGAGCCCCTTGCAACTGCTCAATTACCTCGGACTCCTGAAGATCGTCAAGCTCGCCCTTCAAGCGCCCAATTTCAGCACTATTTCGCTTTACAACCTCGAGGAACTTCTTCAGGCTTTGATCGTACTGCGCAGTACCAAACTGCTGCAAACCATCTAACTCTTCGTTGAGTTTGGCAATAGATTTCTGAAGGTTTTCGGTAGCTTGAAGCTTAGCCGCTTCATCGAGCCTGTCATCACCAGCGACCTTATCGAGCTCTTCATTGAGTACCTTAACCTGCTCTGTGAGTTCAGCGGCACCCGTACTAGCCGCTTCGCTAAGCCTCTGACCGAGAGCAGACATCTGCTGCTCCGTCCTATTAAGAACGCCCTCCGTTTGGCTAAGAGTAGCAAAGGAGCTTGTGATAAGTATAATAAAGCCAGTCAAAGCCGCCACTACCGGACCCCCAGCAGTAGTGACAAGAGCAGTGAGAGCAGTGCCCAAAGAGGTAATGAGGAAGATGAGCGGCGGGATGACAGCCAGAACCGTCCCGAGTTTGACAGCAAACTCTAGCGTAGACTTATCGGTTTTAGCTATGCTGTCAGCGATACTCTCAAATACGTTCGCTGTTTTCTGAAGCGTATTATTAAAGGCATCACCCAAGGCAATGCCGATAGCCTCCGTAGAGGCTTTAATTCTTTCCAGAGCAAAGAAGAGCCTATCCTGAAGAGCGCTCTCCATAGCATTGGCTGCGCCGCGAGCGTCGAGGAGCTGAGCTTTGAGGATTTCAAATTCACCGCCCATTTCAGAGATGACGGCTGCCGCGACACCAGCGCGGTTGCGGAAAATCTCAATGAGCTGGTTGAAGTCTAGCTGGCCCGACGTCAAGAGCTGAAGCTCATCACCAGTAACACCAAGCTGCTTACCCAAGCGGATCATAACCCCCTTGAGTCGAGTACCGGCGATACCCCCCTTCTGACCAGCATTAGCGAGGAGGCCCAAGAGCGCCACCGTAGTCTCAAAATCGTTACCCGTGATGTTGGCTACCGAACCTACGTTCTTCATAGCCTGAGCAAAGTTTTCTGTGCTCAGAGCTGTGTTTTTGAACGCGACCGCCATGACATCGGCTACACGAGAAGCCGATAGGTTCTGATTTGAGAACTGACGCACGACCTCCGCGATAGTCGTACCCGTCTTTACTAGGTCGCCACCAAAGACAGCCGCAATCTTTGTGGTGGACTCCACAGCAGAGGCCGTCTGCTGAGCCCCAAAGCCAAGCTTGGTAAGCTCAAGCTGAAGGTTAGCTACCTGAGTGGCGGTAAAGATTGTTGTGCGCCCAAGCTCAAGGGCTTGAGTCCTCAGGCCCTCCATACCCCTTCCGCCAGTGACAGCTTGGAGCTGGGCCTGGAGCCTATCAAAACTGGCGGCAACGCTTATCGCGCCAGCCGCAACAAGGCCGAATGCCAAAGTAAATGTACGAGAGAAACCCTGACCAAACGCTATTGCCTGGCCTCGTAGCTGTTGCAACTTCTTACTTACGAGCTCTGCGCTCGTCATAAACTTTGTCGCGTCTAGCGTAAGGACGGCAGAAAGTCTGCTCAGGGTTCCAAAACTCGCCATATCAGAATTTTTTCATTTTCTCCAGGAGCGCCTCAGCTTCAGCCTTAGACGAGACACCTCCCTGACTTTTCTTGTGCTGAGAGAAGGGATGGAAGTCTTCCGGAGAATACCTCTTGCCCTTTGCAGAGTTGGCGTTAGCGAATAGTGCCATGACACTAGACGTCCTATCCCACTCCCTGCTCAGCCTACTTAAATACCCGTTTCTGTACCAGATAAACTCCCTCATGGTCATGCACCAAAACTGCTCTGGCAATAGACCGAACTCGAGAGCCGTCTGATACATTGACTCCCATGTTATCACCTCCCCCTCATCTGAAGAGGAGGTTTTTAGTTTCCCGACTCCACCTTGTCGTCAGCGCCAAGGGCAGAGGATACGGCCTTCATCATCTCATCAAGAGTGTCTCCGTCGTCCAAAGCCTGAGCGCACCATACGTCAAAGTCGGGAAGGTCTGGAGACTTACCCTTACGCAAGGCATCGTTCTTAACTCCATAATAGCAAAAAGCAGGAACGGCGGTGAGGGGGTCCTCTCCCATCCAATCCTGGATCTTATCCAAAGGCACCTTGAAGTGTTGACACATCAGGCGCAATGAGTTAAGGGTCAGTACAGCGTTGTACTTCTTCTTACCTACGTTAAAGGTAAATTCTCCGCGTAGTTGGTTCATGTGTGGTTGTATTAAAGGTTAAAGGGACGGAGGCAACTACACCCCCGTCCCCTAAAAATTACGCTACAGCGTAGATATCGTCTACACCAGTGAGAGACACTGAGTAGGTAGCAATCTCGTCTACGGTACCGGTAAGGGTCACTGTATCGATGAGAGCCTGACCAACATATTCAGTTTCGGCGCCGGATTCTCCGACGGACCACTTTACGACGACGTAGTTCTTGTTGCGGGCAGCATCGAAAAGGATAGTACCCGTATCGCCAGTGTCTTGGATCAAGCCGTCAGCCTGTACGCTCCAAGTCTGATTCGTTTCCTGAAGCATTCCGCCGACTCCGTCACGAGCAACGTTTTCTACAGCGTTGCTCACCTCGATGGTGCTATTGGTGGCAGCGCCGGCAAGATTGAGACCGTAATAGGTCCCAGATCCAGCGCCTACACCAAGGAACTCGTTGTTTCCGTCGATTACGAAGGCTCCGTCCGTATTAGACGTCGATACCGTTCGCTTGGAGGTCGATCCTTCCAAGTAGTAGATGGCTACGCAGTTAGCATTGATTACAGCCATGATATTCTAGATTATGAGTTGATGAATTTGTACAATTTACCATAGCCGCGAATCGTGGCCGAATAGGTCGAAGTAGAGTCAAAAGACCCTGAGATATTTGCCGACTCGATGATACCCTGACCGATATACACCGTGTCGTTTTCGTTTGTGCCAGTACCGTCCTCTACGTCAAGCATATACTTGACTACCACGTACTCGCCCTTATTGCAGATATCGAAGATCTCAGATCCACGAGCAAAGGTGGCGTCACCCAAAGCATCGGAGCTGATGAGGCCGTCTACCGTGATGCTCCACGAGTTAGCACCCAAGCTAGTGTATGTACTAGACGTGCACTGCGTACCCTTAGCTACAACCTCGTCAAGAGCGGTATTGAAGTCGAGTGAAGGGTTGGTGGCGGCGTAAGCGAGCTCGAGGTATGCGCTCCTGTCAGCGCTACTGCCACTGCTATTGTTGTAGAAATAGACGTTGGGTCGTCCCGTAGCGCCCTGCTCATACCATTCGTTGCTGCTGTTTACAGCGAACCAATAGGTACTTGCTGGGTCAGCCGAGGATACTGCGGTTACGGCAGACGCCAAAGAAGTATTATTAACCTCCACACGAAGGGGAGCGGTCTGAGAGACGTCGGACTGCCGAAGGACATAGACGCCGAGTTTATTTGCTGAAAGAAGTGCCATGTCTAGTCGTTATTATGTGGTTCCATTAGCGTCCCAGCGGTACAGGTTTCCGTATCCGCGAACCGTAGCCGTATATGTTTGGGTAGAGTCATAAGAGCCAGCCAAGTTGATGCTTTCGATAAAGCCCTGGCCCCAGTAGTTAACTTGATTTTCGTTGCCAGCCGTCCCGTCGACATCGGTTACATCCATGACGAAGCGGACGATGACGTACTTCTTGTCGCGAGCGATATCGAGCATAGCCGAAGCACCATACTGCCCCGCCCCCACAGCGTCTTGCACCAAGCCATCGCAACTTACCGTCCAGGAGCTCGCCCCTACCGTAGTATATGTCTCTGACTCGCACTGGGCGCCTTTGGCTACGACCTCGTCAATAGCGCGACTTACATCGATAGAGGTATTGGTGGCCGCAGCCAACAGGGAGAAGTTAGCGTCGCCAGCCCACGTAAAGCCAGAAGAGGTCGCGCCAGTACCCTGGATAGTTCCGATAAGTGGGCGGTTGGCTGTACCGTCAGGGGGCGAGCCTTCCCACAGATCGTAAGCGTTGCTCTTTACGATAAAAAGGAAATCGTTGTTTGAGATACCTGAGACGTTATCCCAGGCGTGCTCTACAGCATCGGATGCTGAAGTTTCGTTTGCCGTAGTCACGTGAACTGTGTACGGAGTGGTCTGCTGTGTTTCGTACACGTACAGACCCATGTAGTTTGCATTAAGTAGTGCCATTATAGACTGTTTAGTTTTTTCAGTATCCTAGCGAGTTCAACACTAAGAAGTTGTCTGTACGTGGGCATCTCAGTTTGAATGGCGATACGCACGTGTGGCTGAGCCATGTGATTCACGGTTCCCAGTTCCTGGAAGTGATCCCTCCACCCAGCCTTAGCGAAAGATTCACCTTTCCAGATGCCCTCACCGCTAACTGCACCTACACGGATACCTATGGTACCTGGCGGCGCTTTCTTTAATTTCTCAGAAGCATAAGAACGTGACAGCGCTCCAGTCCTCTTAGGAGCAAGCTTTCCCATAGCCCGCTTCATGGGTGCCGCAGCCCTCTTCATAGCCGCAATCAATTCCTTCTCCCTCTGCTTCAGCGTCATGTACTTACGCATCTTGCGAGGAAGGGGGTCCATGCGACGAAAGCCGTACAGATGGACGTTGGCTCTAAATCTACCGGCCCCTGCCATCAGGTGTTGGGGTTTGAGTCCCCCTGGTTGTCGCGACGGCGGCCACGCAAGCGCATACCTTCGCGGCGACCAACAGGGAGAATGGAGTACACATCGAAACGACCACCGTTCCATTCGATGACATCATCGAACTGGATACCGCTGACCCAACGGCACTTGAACTCAGCCTTCATCTCACCTACCGTCTGGTCGTCATCGCTAAATTCCGATGCTCCAGCCGAAGGAGTTCCGAGGTGGAGGATATTGCAACGAACGCCCTCCTTCCATAAAGAGAGCGACTCCACAATATCTCCATACGAGTTGATGGTCCGAGACACGCGGTAGATGTCAATCTTTTCATATAGATCTCCCGCCCTCATTAGAACTGCCTTACACTTTGGATGAGACGACGGACACCCTCCTTAAGCTCGGTGGTGATACCGCCAATGTTTTCAGCTTCACGCATATTGTAGTAGTGACCGACAAGCAGCAAGGCCGCTTGCTTGTACTGCTTAGGCAGGGCGCTAAGAGCCGTACCAGCCGTAAAGGTGAGCTGAACGAAATCGGTATTGAAGTCGCTGTGGTCGGTTGTCTTGCCAATCAAATCCCCGACGTTGATGAGTACGGGGTAGCGGTCGTATGAATACAGATAATCTAGATCCTCAATGTAATCTGGGTTCTCTATAGTAGCGTTGGGATCAGAGGGATCTGGGATTTCGGCATCCAAGACGTTTTCGGACCACGTCTGGTCGTCCTTGCGGTACTTGAGCGTAAGCGTAGAGCCCGCGTTCTGGCACTTAGGGATAGTCAGGGCGCGGCGAGCCTCGTTATAGTCGAGCGTCACTACGACGTCGCTGGCACCGAGGATGCGGTCGCTGAGCTCCTGCATATAGTCGATGGCAGCTTCGAGGTAGATCTTTAGAAGGTCGTTTTCGCTATCGTCGATAGCACGCACATGGTTGCGCAACAGGGCGAGCGCGTCAGCTTCAACGGCAGCAAAGAGTGTCGTCGAGGCGTTACTGTCAGTACGTGTTATCTTGATATTCATGCTCCAGGATAAAAGGGGGCCAGGCCATTTCCTGACCCCCAGTTATTTTAGTTAGCTATTAGGCGGGCATAGATGCTACACCACGGAAGCCTGCTCCCTGCAAAGTCTTGAATGACTTGTACACGTTAGCGATGATCCGCACCACGCCGTTGTTGGCGTCGGTGTAAGGGTCAACCATGATGTTAACACCACCCCAGGTGCCCATGATCATTTGGCTGTTGTCAACGAAGTACAACTCACCAGCGGTAACGCTAGAAGAAACCACTGAGTTGTATCCAATGACGTTCAAGCGATCGAGAGGGCTGGTACCCATCAGCATGCCAGAACCTGAATCCAAGCTCAACGTGCGAGCCGTGCGGAATGAAGAGGCTGATGCCAAGCAACGGATATTAGCCAAGTCCACGTCAGCACCCAACAACTCAGCCTCCAAATGAAGGGGGTTGCGAGTGGTCTCGTTGTATGCCGGCAAAGATGCTGGGCTTGTGTGAGCAGAAGCAGCATTCTTGATGGCAGTAACGATTTCATCGTTGAACTTAGCCTCTACAGCCTTGCGGATGTCGGATGCGATGAAGGCCCCCATGTCGTCAGCAGACTGAGCGAGCATCTGCTCCGTGACCTTAGAGTATGCGCTGTAGCGCGTAGGGCTCAAGGTGACGGGGGTGAAACCTACCACATCAATTTCAGCAGAAGCTGCCGCAGCGCCAGAATCAGAAGCACCCTGCAACTCCTCTGCTACAATGTTCTTGTTTTGCACCTGGAACACTACGTCGCCGGTGAGGTTCGTCAAAGAACGAGCGCCAAGCTGAGTGGCGATGTCCTGCGGACGAAAAGCAGCTACGAGGCCAGCATCCTGCACACCGATAGTACCTCCGAAGGCAGCAGTCGTAGCAGCAGCAGGGGTGCCAAACGTACCGACGCCGGTATTCAATGGCAAATCGTCGGCTCGCATAACAATAGAAGGAACAGAGAAGCCTCCGCTCACGTTAATCTTAGATGAGCTGAACTCGTTACGAGCTTCAGTATTCATCTCGGCTTCGAGGCCGGTCAAGCGACCTTGTGCCGCTTCTTTGATTGCCTTGCCAAAGCTGTAACGCTTGGACACGTGCATTTCAGTGTCGCCCAAACCCTGTACGTAGGCCGGGGCTGATTTAGTCTTGTCTGACATTTCTTCAGATTTAGAATTTTGAGAACGAGCCTCCGGCTCTACATTTTCATTTCGCAGCCCATAAGCATTAGGTACGAGGTCTGGGTCTGCTAGGATGACCTCGGTTTCGATTGTGCGCTCTTCTTCGCCTTCTTCTTCGGACTTCATCTCTTCCTCCTCCTCCTCTTCTTCATCCTCGTCCTTCACCCCGTCGTAATCGGAGTCGACGCCGGGAGCGCGGGTTTCTTCGCTTTCTTCTTCAGAGCGCTGAACAGCAGGGATAGTGTTCTTGCCTTCGCAGCCACAGTCCTCGTCTTTTTCAGCAGCGGCCTCTTCTACGACCAGCTCCTCTTCGCGAACTTCTTCTTGTTCAATAGACATTACTTCTTCGTTTGCGAGAGCGAGCTCCATAGAACGGAGTCCGACCTCTGTTGTTGGGTATGCGCCTTGCGTTGTCGGGCTGACATCGAAGAGCAAGCCTACCTCTTTGATGATACGGAGGTTTACCCCGTCATCGCGACGCTCCCACTCGTCGTCGCGCACGGTGAAGCCGAAGCTGCTAGTCGATACATTACCCATGCGGATGTTTTCCGCAAGGTCTTTGGCGTAGCTCTGGTTGCCAAGCTCGAAGCGATACTTGAGTCC